GGCGGCGGTGCAGTTGGTGCTGATGATAACTTTGCAAAAGAACTAGAATATTTTTTATTGAACCCTGATGCTGAATTACCAAAAGCAGATAGCTACAGAGAAACCATGAACCCTGTTGCGTTATTAAATGACATGATTGATCCAAGAAACTACGCATACTACGCAGATAGATTAGCAGAGACTGGCATTAGAGTTGGTGAGTTTGGTGCAAGAGTATTACCTGCACTTGGTCAGTTGACCGCGGATCTTATACAAAGACCTGCGTTCAAATTTACAGGTGGCACGAATCAAGGTTATGTTCAAGAATATACAGACATACCACCATCTAATATTAAAGGTACAGGAATCTTTACTCAGTTCTTAGATAATTTAGTTGGAACAGAAGGTACAAAAGTTATTACAGAAAAAACAGGATTAAAAAGTTTAATTGAATCTGAAGAACAAAAACAAAAAGATAGAAGATCAACTATTGGTCCTAAAGTATTAGCAGACCAAGTAACTCTTGGTGCAGAACTTACAGCACCTATATTTCCTGGTTTAAAACTTTTAAAAGCATATGCTAAGAATAGAAAGCTACCTGTAAATGATACGACAAAAGAAATTATGGATAAAGAAATTGATGAAGTATTATCAACACAGAATCTAACACGTAGAGATTTTTTAAAAGCAACGGGCGCAGGGGGTGCAGTTATTCTTGCTAAGATGTTAGGCTTTGGAGATGAACTTGCAACAACAACTAAAGTTGCAGAAAAAGTTGCAAAAGATACAGTAGGGACTTATCCTCCACCATATTTTTTTAAACTTGCAGAAAAAATTAGATTTATGGGTGATGACATAACAAAAAAAGCTGCAACACAAGAGAGAGAAGTTGTTACATCATATAAAGATTATATGATGACCGAAGATTTAGGAACAGGTAATATTGTAATTAGAAAAAGAAATGAAGGGGTGTTTTATGATCAAGATGGTATAGTATCAGATGAGTACATGACTTATAGCCCTGGTAGAGCTGATGAAACTACTAAAGTAAAACCAGCAGATGAATATGATGAGTATACTGTAAGACCAGACGGTGATGGTAAACTAACTGACTCTGAAGATGGTCTAGATAACATAGAAGAAATTTTAGAAGAAGTAGGTGACCCTGATTCTTTAACACTTAAAAAATGAAAAAACTAACTAAAACAATACCACCTAAAAGAGGGCCCAATCCACAGGGGTTGAATATTCCTTTAAAACAGGTTAAGGTAGAAGATACACCGGAGAAAATAAATGGCAGATATAGACAAATCGTTACCAAACGTAAAAACATCGATCGAGGTTGATCCTCAAGAAGAAATAGAAATTGAACAAGAGAAATCTTTAGAGGCCCAAGATCCTGGAGTCGAGGTCACACCTAATGAAGATGGAAGCGTTGAAGTTAACTTTGATCCAAGTAAAGTTAATATGGAAGGGACAGAAAGTCACTTCGATAACTTAGCAGAATTATTACCAGAAGATATTACAGATCCAATTGGATCTGAACTTGTAGAAAACTACATGGATTATAAATCTTCTAGAAAAGAATGGGAACAATCATACACAACTGGTTTAGATCTTTTAGGATTTAAATATGAAAACAGAACAGAACCTTTCCAAGGAGCTAGTGGAGCAACTCACCCAGTTTTAGCTGAAGCTGTTACACAGTTTCAAGCAGGAGCTTATAAAGAATTACTACCTGCAGAGGGACCCGTTAGAACACAAATAGTTGGTAACCCTGACAGAGAAAAAGAAGCTCAGGCTAATCGTGTTAAAGATTACATGAACTATGAGTTGATGGAAAAAATGAGTGAGTACGAACCTGAGTTTGATCAAATGTTATTTCATTTACCACTTGCAGGTTCTACATTTAAAAAAATTTATTATGACGATTTACTAGGACGAGCTGTATCAAAGTTTGTTCCAGCAGATGATTTAGTCGTTCCGTATTCTGCTACCTCATTAGAGGATGCGGAAGCGATTATTCAAATAATTAAAATGTCAGAAAATGATTTAAGAAAACAACAAGTCAACGGTTTCTATTCTGATATTGAATTACAAAAACCACAAAACGTTACTAAAGACGAAGTGGAAAACAAAGAGAGAGAATTAGAAGGAAGCAAAAAATCTGGTAAGCAAGAAACAATTTATACGTTGTTAGAGTGTCATGTTAATTTAGACTTAGAAGGTTTTGAAGATAAAGATGCAGAATTAAATCCAACAGGAATTAAATTACCTTACATTGTAACCATTGATGAGACTTCAAGAAAAGTTTTAGCAATTCGTAGAAACTACGAACCTACAGATCCAAAAAGAAATAAGATCCAATATTTTGTACATTTCAAATTTCTACCGGGACTAGGATTTTATGGTTTTGGATTAATCCACATGATTGGCGGATTGAGTAGAACTGCAACTGCTGCACTCCGTCAATTGTTGGATGCAGGAACGTTATCTAATTTACCTGCTGGATTTAAACAGCGTGGTATCAGAGTAAGAGATGAAGCAGCTCCATTACAACCTGGTGAGTTTAGAGATGTAGATGCACCTGGTGGTAATTTAAGAGATGCATTTATGACTTTACCTTACAAAGAACCTTCAACAACTTTATTACAGTTGATGGGTGTAGTTGTACAAGCTGGTCAAAGATTCGCGGCTATTGCTGACATGCAAGTAGGAGAAGGAAACCAAGGTGCTGCAGTTGGAACTACTGTTGCATTATTAGAACGTGGTTCTCGTGTCATGTCTGCAATTCACAAAAGATTATACGCAGGAATGAAACAAGAATTTAGATTACTTGCAAAAGTATTTAAAACTTATTTACCACCTGTTTATCCTTTTGATGTTGTTGGCGGAAAAAGAGAAGTTAAACAATTAGACTTTGATGACAGAGTAGATATTTTACCTATTGCAGATCCAAACATTTTTTCAATGGCTCAAAGAATTTCTATGGCACAAACAGAATTACAACTTGCAACATCACAACCACAACTACATAATTTGTATCAAGCCTACAGAAAAATGTATGAAGCGTTAGGTGTAAAAAATATTGATCAAGTTTTACCTCCACCTGCTCCAATGCAACCAATGGATCCAAGTTTAGAGCACATAAATGCTTTGGGTGGAAAACCTTTTCAAGCATTTCGTGCACAAGATCATAGAGCACACATTACATCTCATTTAACTTTCATGTCTACTAACATGGTTAGAAATAATCCACAGATTATGGCTGCAATTCAAAAGAATATTTTAGAACATATTAGTTTGATGGCTCAAGAACAGGTAGAATTAGAGTTTGCAGAAGCAATACAACAGATTCAAATGCTTCAACAACAAGCTCAACAAGATCCACAAGCTCAACAACAACTACAAAAACTTTCTCAAGACATAGAAGCAAGAAAATCTGTGCTAATTTCTGAACTTACAGCTGATTTTGTTAAAGAAGAAAAAGAAATTACGTCACAATTTGATTCTGATCCATTACTAAAACTAAAATCACGTGAAGTTGACCTACGTGCAATGGAAAATGAACGTAAAAAAGAAGCTGATGAAGCAAAAGCAGACCTTGATAGAGCAAAATTAGTTCAAGCAAGAGATATTTTTGATGATAAGTTAGAACAAAACCAAGATTTAGCAGAATTAAGAGCTGGAGTAAGTCTTGCAAAAAAAAATAATACTAATATAAATTAATAAAGGTAAAAAATATGATAAATTACAAAAAATCAAAAGAGGTAGCAATTCCTGAGCAGAATGTAGAGGTAGATCCAAGATCTAAGACTACAGCTGACGGTGCTTTTAACTATATTCCTACTGGAGACAAGGAAAAAGTTAGAGGTACTAAAAGAATGCTAGCTGAAAAGAAAAAAGAAGCTACTTGGTACTAAATCATGTGGTTTTCGGCAATTAAATTAGCCGTCTCTGCTGGTAGTAAAATTTATGCTAACAAGCAGAAGACTAAAATGGCAATGTCAGACGCACAACTTATGCATGCGTCTCGTATGGCCGAAGGTAAGGAAGCTTACCAGGGAAAATTATTAGAAGCCAGACAATCGGACTGGAAAGACGAGGCAGTTTTAATAATTTTAAGTTTGCCAATTGCAATTTTGGCCTGGGCAGTCGTAAGTGAAGACCCAACAGCGATGGACAAGGTAAAACTGTTCTTTGAGATGTTTTCGGAGCTTCCGAAATGGTTCACAAATTTATGGATCCTTGTCGTGGCGAGCATTTATGGTATAAAGGGTACACAAATATTTAAAGGAGGAAAAAAATAATGAGAAAAAAAATGATGGGTGGCGGAATGACAAATAGAATGATGTATAAAACAGGCACACCTAAACCAGGTAAAAAAAAGATAGATCCTAAAAAACAACCAGGACTAGCTAAGTTAAAAAAGAAAGCTCCTCAAGTTGTAGCTAAAATGGGATACTTTAAAAAAGGTGGTAAAGCATAATGCCAGGAAAAGAAATTAAAGGTAGAAGCAAAAGAGCAAATTATAGTAATGGTAGTAGACCCGGTCTTTATGCTAACATCGCAGCAAAAAAAGCTAGAATCAAAGCTGGCTCAGGTGAAAAAATGAGAACAGCTGGCTCTAAAGGTGCACCTACTAAAGCAAATTTTAAAAGAGCAGCACAAACAGCAAAGGCATAACATGGCAAAACTTTGTCCAAAAGGAAAAGCAGCAGCAAAACGTAAATTTAAAGTTTACCCTTCTGCATACGCTAACATGTACGCATCAGCAGTATGTTCAGGTAAAGTTACACCAGGTGGAAAAAAAAAAAATAAAAAAGCTGGTGGTGGTTTAATGAAACAAGAATTTCGTGTTGGTGGATTAGCTAGACGAAAGAGAATGAGTTGTGCGTAGAAATTTTGCAGAAGGTGGTTTAAGAAAATGGGTATCAGAGAAATGGGTAGACATTGGAGCACCGAAGAAGAACGGCAAGTATCAACCTTGCGGGAGAAGCAAAGGCTCGAAGAGAAAATATCCGAAATGCGTCCCACTTGCAAAAGCCACACGGATGTCAAAAGGGCAAAAGGCGAGTGCTGTCAAACGAAAAAGAGCGGCAGGTAATCCAGGTGGTAAACCAACTAACGTAAAGACATTTGCATAATGAATTTAGAAAAAGATTTACAAAGATTAAAAAAAGAAAAAGCATTAAAAGAATCTGCTATTGCTCAACTTAGAAAAAGAAG